CTTGCGGAACGGCAACTGACGAAATGGACAAAGCATGTTGGTAACGGGATGAGTGTTCCGCCAGTGCGACGACAACTGGAAGGGGCGAAACACCCGAAAGGGCCAACGCCAATTGAATGGTTGAAACAGGAATACGAACGCCGGAAGGCAGCTGGTTTTATTTGAATCTGAGAAACGATTTTGTCGGAGGAAATTTTAATGGAAACAGTATTTGACGCACTGAAAGCACTGAAAAAAGCCTCTTCACAGGTAGTGGCGGCCCGCCTTGGAATCAGCCGTGAAGATGCGGTCAACGAACTGTGGAAACTGAAGCGCCGTGGTGAAGCGGATAACAAGGGGTCGATGTGGTGGCTGATTCAGGCTGGTGAAAGTGAACCAGTGTCACCGGTACCGAAAGTGACAGCGCAAATGCTGACTGAGGCGATTGAACAACATGGCCCACAAACGGCGGATGAGCTGGCACTGATGTTCGGGATTACCTCCCGCCGGGCGAATTCATCGCTGGCCATGGCAATCAGCAAAGGGCGTCTGATTCGCGTGAATCAGGGCGGTAAATTTCGTTACTGCATACCGGGCGCTGATTTACCGGCAGAGCCGGAAGCTGCATCCGTAGCGGAAACGGATGGTAAAGCCTTTCCTCAGCCAGCAGGTGTTGCGTTACCAGTCAAGGAAACGACGACACAGGAAGAAATTAAAACTGAAAGTGTGGCGGTCACAGTGCAGTCACAGCCGTCGTTCACAAGAAAGCATCAGGATGGTTTGATTTTACCATCGCTGCATGTGGCCAACCGCGAGCTGCGCCGGGCAAAAGGTCAGGTTCAGAAGTGGGAGCGTGTCTGCGCCGCGCTGTGGGAGCTGAACAAGTGCCGGGATATTCTCCGGGATATTACCGCCACCAGAGAACAGCAGCGGTGAGTGGGTGGAAGACGTGGTGCCGGGCTGAAATTCTGATACTCCGGCAGTGCGCGGGAACAATAAAGGTAAAAAGCATTGGCGCACTTATCGGACGAACTGAAGCGGCAGTGAGAACGAAGGCACGGGAGCTGGGCATCAGCATGATGTTACGTGGTGATTTTCACCAGTCAGCAAAATATTCTCAGCGTGATATTGAGCAGGCGCGGCAACTGCATCAGAGAGGCATGCAAAGAAGGGAAATTGCCAGAAAATTAGGCATGCCGCTGCGCATAGTGAATAACTACGTTTATTTCGACAGGAGGGTTCAGGCGTGAGGGTGAGAATTTATATCGCCGGTCCAATGACGGGATATGAAAATTTCAACCGCGAGGCATTTCACAAGGCGGAAGAAGCACTGAAACGGGAAGGGCATACCGTTTTAAACCCGTCAGTACTTCCGGACGGGCTGACTCAGCCACATTACATGGATATTTGCATGGCAATGATTCGTTGTGTGGATGCGGTTTATATGCTGAAAGGCTGGCAGCGGTCGGCAGGCGCTAAGGCAGAACTGGCACTGGCGGAGAAACTGGGGCATGCAGTTATTTTCCAGGAGGCAACCAGTGAGTGGGATTAATTATCAGGCGCTGCGTGAGGCGGCACAAAACTATCAGTCGATGCTGGCGTGGTATCAGGAGAAACCAGACAGTCCAAACGCTGAGCAGGATTGTGATGCAGCTTTGGCTGCGTTTAAGTGTGAAATCCGTCATCGTGAAGTGGATATTATCGCTGATTTGCTGGATGAACTGGAGGAAGCAAAACAGCGTATCGACGAGCAGGAGTCCCGCATAGTGAAGTTACCAGAACCATTCAAGCTGGCTAAATCATCAAGTGGATTAACGTACTACTACGCTGATGAGGTCAATGCCGCACTGACTGCTGCTGGTATTCGCATAGAAGGAGAGTGAGATGACCACTATTACCAAAGAGCGACTGCAATGGCTGGCTAACATTTCTGGCCGCGATGACATTGACGATATAGACGGCGGTGAAATTCGTGAGCTGGCGCTTATCGCACTGGCATCGCTGGAAGCAGAGCCAGTGGCAAAGATTATAGCTCATTACCCATTAGGAGTTGACGTAGGCAAACAAAAGTTCGTACAGGCCATTGGAGAGCTTCCTGACTTTGGCGGATATCTATTTGCCGTCCCGCCAGCGCTGGTAGTGCCTGATAAGTCGCCGCGTGAATACATAAGAGGTTGGCCTCTTGCGCATAGTGATTATGCTGAAGGATGGAACGATTGCCGTGCTGCAATGCTTAATGGAGATAAATCATGATTGATCGAACCAAACTGGAGCACATCCTCGAATATGCCAGGCAGCAGAGGCATATTGGTCAGCATTGTAAAATTCCACCAGGAGATATGGTTGAAATCATGGAGATTGCCATGTGCAAGGCTGGCAATTCTCCGGTAACTCCGGATGGTTGGATAAGCTGTAGTGAGCGAATGCCGCCAGTTGGTGTTGATGTACAACTGTTTGTGTCCAGCACGGGGGAACAGTTTACAGGTTTTAACCTGGATAATACGGGTGACTTCCAGTATGCGCAGTGTTTCGGTGCGCCTATCGTGTGTGAAGCCACACACTGGATGCCGCTACCAGAACCGCCGAAGGAGGTGCGCCAATGAGCTGGCCTGAGGCCTTCTCAAATGTTGGTATTGCAATGGCGGTGGCGCTGGTGGTGTATTCGATTTGCCGCTGGGGATAAAAACGGTTTGCGGGGAAAGAAGAGTTAAGTAGAATTGCTGCGGGTGCTTGAGGCTGTCTGCCTCGGGCATGCCGCCGTAAGGCAGACAGAGAAAAGCCCCAGTTAACATTACGCGTCTTGCAGGACGCTTAACATTAATCTGAGGCCCAATCTATGCTTCACAAACGTAGGTTAGCCTCTTACGTGCCGAAAGGCAAGGAGAAGCAGGCTATGAAGCAGCAAAAGGCGATGTTAATCGCCCTGATCGTCATCTGTATTACCGTTGTTGTGACGGCACTGGTAACGAGGAAAGACCTCTGCGAGGTACGAATCCGAACCGGCCAGACGGAGGTTGCTGTCTTCGTAGACTACGAATCTGAGAAGTAAGAGTGACCAGGCGAGGGAGAAATCCCTCGCCACCTCTGATGTGTCAGGCATCCTCAACGCACCCGCGCTTTACCATACTGAAAATGCTGTTTGAATGTTCATTTCTGAAAGAGGACTATGAATGAAAAAGGTATTGATTGCAGCACTTATTTCCGGTGTGTCTTTTGGCGTTTTTGCACAGCAGGGTGGTTTCCAGGGGCCTGAAGCAGAGCGTTCAACAGTAGCGCAGGCAAAAGAACTGAAGGATGATGCATGGGTTATCCTTGAAGGGAGCATCATTAAAAAAGTGGGTGATGAACGTTATGAGTTTCGTGACAATAGCGGGACAATTGTCACGGATATTGATGACAGCGTATGGGCCGGGCAGAATGTTTCTCCGAAAGACAAAGTAAGAATTGAGGGTGAAATTGATAAAGACCTGAGCAGTGTTGAAGTTGATGTAAAGGCACTGAAATTATTAAAGTAACCGTCCCGGCTTGCTAAGCCCGTCTTACTGACGGGTTTTCTGTTTGTACATTCCAGGCGTATTGACTTACAATTCGCGCCGTCAGCCTGAACAACTGACACCTGCTGTCACCGGAGAATCCGATGACACAACACATAAAATCCCACAATTCTGAAGCCGACCCGGAAATTAAGCGGGGGTGGCGTTTTCGTACGCCTCAGTATGGCTGGTTTCACTATCTGTTCTGTACGACCGATGAGGCAGATATGCTTCAAGAGGCGTATCTGCGTCGCGGTGTCCGTGTGGAGCGGAGTCTGAACGTTGATCGTCTGACCTGGACCGTTTCTGTATATCTTCCTGTTCGCGCACATCTGCCACGAACAAATGCCTGCTACCGTCAGCGTGTCTGGAGATAATGTGCGGGTATTACTTCGACCTGTTCTGGTCCCGGAACTTGGCCTGGTGGTCATTAAGCCAGGTCGCGAATTACTGCCGGTTTTTCATCGCGGCAGGGTGCTGGTGGAGCCGGAACCCAAAAGCATGCGGAGTTTGCCGTCCGGGGTTGTTCCTGTCGTTTGCCAGCCGCTGGCTGAGGATAAATCATTACTGCCATTTTTCAGCAATGAACGGGTGATTCGTGCCGCTGGCGGTGCTGGTGCGCTGTCTGACTGGTTATTACGTCACGTGAAATCCTGCCAGTGGCCACATGGCGATTATCATCACAGCGAAACCGTCATTCACCGTTATGGTACCGGCGCGATGGTGTTGTGCTGGCACTGTGACAACCAGCTGCGCGACCAGACATCAGAATCACTCGATCAACTTGCTCAGCAGAATCTGGTTGCCTGGATGATTGACGTCATCCGTCATGCAATAAGCGGTACGCAGGAGAGGGAGTTATCGCTGGCCGAATTATCCTGGTGGGCGGCCTGCAATCAGGTGGTGGATGCATTACCTGAGGCAGTAGCGCGTCGTTCGCTGGGATTACCAGCGGAAAAAATCCGCTCCGTATACCGTGAGAGTGACATCGTACCGGGAGAACAGACAGCCATCAGCATACTGAAGCAGCGCACAAAAAATATTGCGCTGCCACTTCACGTCCACCAGCAACAAAATCCACCACAGAAAAAAACGGTTGTCAGTATCGCTGTTGATCCGGAGTCTCCTGAATCGTTCATGAAGCGGCCTAAACGTCGCCGTTGGGTTAATGAGAAATACACGCGCTGGGTAAAGACACAGCCGTGTGCGTGTTGTGGTAAGCCTGCTGACGATCCGCATCACCTGATTGGTCATGGTCAGGGGGGAATGGGGACAAAGGCCCACGATATTTTCACGCTACCGTTGTGCCGGGAACATCACAACGAACTTCATGCAGACCCGCTGGAGTTTGAGAAAAAGTACGGCTCTCAGGTTGAGTTAATTTTTCGTTTTCTTGATCACGCCTTTGCAACCGGCGTGCTTGGGTAAAAGAGGTTACTGATGCGTATAGAGTTTGTTTTGCCTTATCCGCCGACGGTGAATACTTACTGGCGACGTCGTGGCAGCACATATTTTATATCTGAGGAGGGAAAGCGCTATCGCCGGGCAGTGGCGCTTATTGTTCGCCAGCAGCGGCTGAAATTAAGCCTGTCCGGAAGGCTGGCGATAAAGGTGATTGCAGAGCCACCGGATAAGCGCCGCCGTGACCTGGATAATATCCTGAAAGCGCCGCTGGATGCGCTGACGCATGCAGGGTTGTTAATGGACGATGAGCAGTTTGATGAAATCAATATTGTACGTGGCCAGCCAGTATCTGGTGGACGGCTGGAGATAAGAATTACAGAGGTGGGTGTGCATGAATAACCAGTATTTACAGTTTGTTCGTGAGCAACTCATGATTGCCACTGCGGATCTCAGTGTGTCGATAAAAGGCCAACTGGAAGCCTGGCAGGAAAATGCACTGTTCGATACAGGGCGTTACAGACGCAAAAAAATTCGTTACCGCGATGAGGTAACCGGAAAAATGATCACGCGGGATAACCCACCGATCCCGGGTAAACAATCACTGGCGAAAGGGACGTCAATTGCTCTGGTCAGTCCGGTTGAGTTTTCGACATCATCATGGCGACGTGCAGTTCTGGAACTGGAAGCGCATCAGAAGGCGTGGTTGTTGTGGTGTTACGGCGGAAACATTTGCTGGGAGTATCAGATTGCGATAACGCAGTGGGCGTGGAATGAATTTAATACTCAATCCGGTACCAGAAAAATAGCTGGGAAAACGCTGGAACGTCTGAAGAAGTTGATCTGGCTGGCGGCGCAAGCGGTAAAAGCTGAGCTTTTTGGTGGGGAAGGTTATGAATACCGGGATCTGGCATCACTGGTGGGAGTGACATCAAAAAACTGGTCTGAGACATTTACTGAACGCTGGGTTGCAATGAAGCACATTTTTCTACAGCTTGATAGCCAAGCTTTATTGCTTTTAACGAAAACACGTTCAAAACAAAAGACCACATTTTCACAGCAAAATATTGCAAAACTGGATTAAAAAGCATATATTTCATGTAAATCTGATATTTTGCCGATTTTGTACGCGATGGCAAAGTAAGCAAACCCCGCCGCCGAGCGGGTTTTTTTGTTGGCTTAACAGGTTATAATGTACAGTGCGAAACTGCCTGTTCAGCAGAATCATTTTGTTTGTAGTGGAGTTCACAAGTCGTCATTATCAGGCAAAGAGATTTATGGTGTTAAAGTATCAGCCGTCTGTTCGTTCTGTTTTAATGTGTGATTTTCGGGGAATGGTTGTTCCGGAAATAGTCAAGGTCAGGCCAGTGGTAGTCGTGTCCAGAAACAGACACAACAATCAATTGGTAACAGTGGTACCAATAAGCACTACTGAACCGATTCCTCGCAGAGATTGCCATCATGAGTTATCAGAAAACCCCATCCCTGGTAATGAGCATATTACTTGTTGGGTAAAATGTGACATGTTGATGACGGTTTCATTGAGCCGACTGGATCGCATAAAAACTAGAACCTGGGAGGGGCGAAATTATATTGTTCCTATGATTGCGGAAGATGAGTTTGAGAATATTAAACGGGCGGTATTGCACGGGATAGGGATGGCTTATCTGTATCGATAATCGAAAACGATTATCGAATTCGATATGAATTTATATTGACACACATAGTGTGTTGACTGATACTGTCGCTGTACCCTGATGGGACTTGTGAGACTTCCGAACTGGAAGCCAGGAGTAGCAATAAGGTGATGACAAGCCTGCTGCCCCTGTGTAAAAGGCACCTTAATGGTGCCTTTGTCGTTTTTATCAAAAGATCCCCGCCACTGGCGGGGTTTTTTT